GGTGGTTGTGGCATCTTACCCTGTCTCCAGAGGATACCAAAGATACGCATCAGCTTAGGGTCGAGATACTCGCTTGTTAGGGCAGAGAATGTTGGGGAGAACTGCATCACCTTCTCAGCCTCACGTAGAGTTGCCTCAGTGGCTGTCATGGTGCGTTCAATCTGAGCGAACAGTCTGAACAGGTCACCGTGCATGATCTCTTGAATGGTTTTCTTCTTCTCTGCGATACGGTCTTGTCCTATATCGTATCTGCCAGATGTCGCCCACTCGCGTGGTGAGCGATTAGGGTCGATGTCGTTGACGTAGGTGATATCCAGTGCGCCTACCCCAATTTCCCCTTCAAGGCTCGCAGGTGCAAGTATAGGTGGGTTAGCAGCCTTCTCAGCTAGGACATCCATCTGCTTCTGGAGCAGGGAGAGCTTGTGTGCCTCTGGTAATGCTATCCATGTGGGAGCGAAACCATAAGGTGACGTTCCCCACTTGAGGTAGCGAGTGACATGAGCTGGCATCTCGTAGTAACCCTGCTTGGAGACAACCTTCTTGGAGTCTTCTTCGATACAGCACATGTAGAACGGGAAATCTTGATCCTCGTCCCAAGGTTTGGTCTTCTCGACCATGATGATAAATACGTGCAGGTCGTTCTTCTTGGGGTCTTTGACCTCCTTCTGGAGCTTCTCGCTTAGATTCTCCAGACCGAACTCAGTAGCTGCTGCTGCTGCTGTGTAGCTTGTCTCGTAGACCACCTCGTTACACCTGCCACGGTGATCGTTGCCGATGTAGTAGCTGCCCACATTGAGGTTACGGAAATTGAGTTGATCGTAGTCCTCGTCCCACTCGCTGAAGTCGCAAGCTGTGCCGAATGCTGCACGCTCAAGATATGTCTCTTGGATACTGGTGTAGAAGTTAGATTGATCTAACCGATACGTGATCTCCTCAGAGCATTCACGATAAAATTTGATGGCTGCGTCATTGTCCTCCAGTCCCTTGGGTGGGGTGAGGTTATGCCACACCTCCTCGCGTGGAGTGACTAGCGAGCAGAACCCATTTGCCAGCTGTAGGCACGAGATCCTTAGAGTGCTGTCATGCAGCTCTGCACTGTTGATTAGGCTTGGGAAGCTCCCGTGACTGCTGTCAGTGATCTTACGAGGCATAGATAGCTCTGCTATCTCATCCCACAGTGACTCATGCGGAGTCCTATACTGACGCAAGGCATCACGCCTTGAGATGACGTAGTCGCCTGTCATTAACCTAAGTTAGTGTTGCCACCATATCCGCCAGTCTCGCCAGCGAATTGTGTCTGTGCTGCCTTACGCTTCTTCTTGAGTTCCTTCTCAAAGTTAGATGCGCCGCCTTCGGCATCAGTGGCGAGGTCTACGAGTTGTGCTTGTGGAGCGACTGGTTTAGGTGCTTTAGGTGCTTTAGGTTTGCTTCCCATGATGGGAGTCATACTAACGGAAACCTAACAATGTGTCAAGCACCTAGAGAGACTTGCCGAAGCTCGCCTTAGCTCGTCCTAGTGCCTTGGGTGTCATGCTACCCATGACCAATCCGTTCTTGAGAGCTTCACCCCAATAGCCAAAGGCATCTGCATAGTGGCTACACCAGTCATGCACGACCACATTGGTAACTCTGCCATCCTTTTTGTCTTCACGGTTGTGGTAGTTCTCCAGTGCATCAATGAGCCCATCCTCAACGTCCACACGCTCATGGAAGAACACAGACCCAAACATATCCTTCATTGAGCGTATGCGCTTCTCTTCAGCACCAAAGCCAGCATTGGGGAGGACTACCACATTCTTCAGCCCTGCATCGAACAGTTTAGCTTGGAAGCTCATATTGTCAGCACCTCTGGTGCGACCGTCATGTGGGAGTAGATGATTTCCAAAGTTGTAGCCTTTGTCTAACATGTGAGCCACACGCTCTGCCGTTGTCATGTTGAGACCAAAGTCGCAGTCAATGACTTTGTATGATAGATTATGTTGATCGCGTTGCCAATAAATGCACACCGTATTCTCTGGGCTACCCAGATCCCATGTCGTGTGGACTAGCTGACTGTTGTCTGTAGGGAAGTCTAGTATCCTGCCATCCTTGCGAGCCTCGACAAGCTCTTTGGAATAGATAGCTCCAGCCCTAGCCACATTGAAGTCACACTCCATTTCTTGGGCATAGGCATCCTCACCAATACGTGATCTGATCTCGTCAAGATCCTCTTGGGGAACTAGCCCACTATCACTAGCCTTGAGGATGAGTGAGTAATGTGTGCTTGGCTTTGCCTTAGCTGCCTGTATGCCCTTGTATAGATTGCCCTTCGATTTTGGCGTTCCCATCTGGATCATCCAGCCACTGTAATCTAACAAACATGGCAGGAAGATGTAGTTAAAATGACTGGTGGGAATATCATCTGCCTCATCTAACACAATACCATCAGCGTATAGACCCCTAGCCCTCTCTGCATTCTCTCCAGATAGCAAGCGTATCTCTGCCCTGTTAGGGAATGTGATGCGTAGCTCACTGTGATTAGCTACCACATTAGGGATATCTGCCGTGAAATTGATTAGATAAGACCATGAGACGCTCTTAGCTTGGGAGAGTGTGGGGCAGATGTAGAAATATCGCAGTGGGGCAGTCTTCATGCCCTTGCGTTGGTGTGTTAGAGCTTCAAGTATCAGTTTCTGAATCACCGCCACCGTCTTCCCTGCCCTACGGTGTGCAACAATCGTCAACCAACGCTTTTTGCAGTTGAGAAACTCACGGAAGGGTGATCGAGGCTTGATCTCTAGATTAACCGTTGGCATCGCCACCTATGATGATATTGAGGTCTACCTCTTGTCTCTCTGGCTCGTAAGCACCATCCATCTTGGATAGCTCTGCTGAGGCACGTATGGCGTCACTGGGCGACTCGCCCTCCTCCCTGTCCATAATGCGCGATAGCATCTCCTTGCGCTCTGTGATGGTCTTAATCGTGCTTGAATCGGTCTTCTCGTTCATAGTGCTGATGTATTCTTTAAGTTCTACTTTATTCAACAATCTCGATGCAGCCTTACTAGCTGTTGTGCCAACGCAACTGTAGCCAGCTTTTTCATAAGCTTCAGCCCCAGACATGCCTTGCAGGTATAAGTCGGCAAACTTTTTCTGCCTTTGGTTCATACCCACAAACTATACTTGAATGACCTAACAAGTCAATGCTTAAGCCACACCCTGTGATCCAGCACCAACATGTCATCCGTGCGGATAACTGTTAGAAGATCCTTTCGACCCCTGCGCTGGTATAGATTGTAGAGTGCCTCGACTGGGCAATCAACATAATTAAACTGGCAAAGGCTCTTGGCTAACTCCTTGAGATCCTCACGCTTGACAATGAGGAAGTCATCCAGCCGCTCAAACGCAAGGTAGTCCAGCTTCTCAGCCAGCAGCCAGCCAACTCGACCAGCCACGTTGTTAAGCTCAAGCCACCTCCGTTCGTCCTGTGTGTCGGTGTCACCACGGCTAACTCGCCCCAGTGCCTTCACATCGAACGTGCCGAAGCTCGTGACAAAGTCAATATGGTCGAACTGCTCCTGTCGAGTAGCTCGCCGCGCCTCTGGATCTCGCAGCTTCAGCAGAGCCTCAAACTCTGCCTCCACTGCTTGACCTCTATTCCATGCTGGTGTCTTAGCGTAGAAGGACATCTCGACCGTTTTCTGTTAGGGTGATGATAGTCTTGCGTCTATCCAGCTTGCTTGGCACTCGCTTGGCTAAGTTAAGCTCCTCGAACCTGTCGATGATAGCTGTCAAGCTAACCTTTGATAGATTCTCGTAAGCTATCTGGGAGATTGTTAGATCCTCCTCCATTAGCCGTTCCAGTGCGTAAACTTCTCGTAGGGTCTTGAGACCCAGCTTTAGGTATTTTTTTGTATCCATTTTAGTATTCGTTTTTATCTGTTTCGTTCATTGTCTTAATGATCAGATTTTTCATCTGCTCTTGCGTTAGTTTCTGACGGTCTAACAAATATGCTAGTGCCGCCAAAATACTGGTTTCTCTTTTTCTATTTTTCATTGATATATTCGAAGGTCATTATAGTTCCGTCACTGTCGGTCATCTCTATGCCCAGCTTCTCAGTGAGCATGGTCTCCATCTCATCAAAGACCGAGGAGGACACGTATCCTGCCATGAGATACATCATGCCCTCATCCTCAAAGATGATCTGGTGGTCTTCGACTCTACAGTCTGGATACAGTGGGTCTCCTTGGAAGGACAGGTCGTGCTTGTTGATTAGTTCGTGGAATTGTAGTTCCACGTATGGTGCTGGTGGTGGTGTTGGTTTCATAGTGTTAGTAGGTTTTGGCTTCATCCCAGAGGGCTTCGATAGCCCACTCGGTCTGTTCTTCTGTTAGTTCGATCTCCTCGTCTCCAAGGAAGGCTGAATGGATCTCTACCTCATCTGGATCATCTGGAGTCTCCATCTGTCCATACATGTCCCTCATGCCACGCTGCCCCACGATGAGGTAGCCGTTGATCTGGATGAGTTGGTCTTGGTCGTTGAATATATGTGTTTCTAGGTGCATAGTGTTAGTAGGTTGGGACGATTACATAGTAGAGGGCAAAGAAGCCCCCGATGAGGAGCAATGCTCCGAGAAGCTCCGCGATTAGTTCTAGTAGTGTTTTCATATTGTAGTGTTGGTTGGGGTTAGTAGGTTAGTGATGCGTGTGACTTGTAGCTGGTGGAGAACTGCACTCCGACCCGTCTGCCCTTGGCATTCTCTTGAAGCCTTGAGCATTCCTTGAGGCTAGTGCCAAAGTCTGGGTAGGTGGCAGCCTCTGCCTTGTCAAAGGTCACTGTGATCTCTTGGGACTTACTGTCGGTGCTGACGAAGTAGGCGAGCTGATCGCGTTCTAAATAGTCTACGATAATTACTGTTTTTGTG